GCCTGATCATCCATAGTTTTAACTATGGAATCACGGTTCTCAAACAATCTCTCAACATCCGAAATCGCTATCTTTAACTTCATCTCTTTGATAAAATCAACGAGGAGATTTAACATCTCGGGGGTCGAAATAAACTCCCATAAAGGAAAAGTCCTGTGGAAGTATTGTTGCACAGACACTCTCAACGAGTGTCCTGCATTAATACGGTCACAGGATATAGAGGTCTCATCAGTAACTTTACTGATGAAATTCCCTATATAGTGATAAACCATATACAGTTTAATTATCCGTTCTGCTTGCGCAGGACGTTTAAAGAAACTGAATGTGGCTCGGATTAAGTCTGGGTGCTCAGAGATAGGCAAGTTCCATCCGTGAGTGGCTTGGTTTCTGAGAAACTCATGAAGAAGTGAATACTTCTTCCAAGTTTCTAAGAAACCCCCGATACTAAAACCTGATACCTCAGTACCTGATATTACTATCCGTTTGGCGAACTCTAGCATCTTTTCAGATACTAAAGTTTTCTCATCCGAGATAGGCATATCAAGCTGAGAGCATAAGATTTTATATTGGAGAGCTACTTCACGATTGGCAATAACTAAATCATCACCTAACAGGCAATAATCAGGAAAATAACGACCAGGTTTCACAACCTGAGCATTAATTGCTGATAATTGAACCATTACGTGATGACTTAGTGCCATCGCGGCCCAAGAGGAGTATGCTCCCATCGGCTGTCCTGCTCGATAATATATCGGGTGGTCACAGTCTTTGTTCACAAAGGCTTCTCCTACCAGCAGGCGTTTCCATGCTAGAGCATGATCCTTCCCAATCAAGTTAGTTAAAACACTAACCTGAAAGTCTACAGGCATTCTGTCTGTAGCTGCGGAAAGATCATAACAATAGTATGGACCGGTAGATGGTAAGGACGACTGAAAGTCATCCTGATTATAGGTAAAATCAGACGGTATATTTCTCAATATACCCATTAAAGCATCATGAAGAGGCTTTAATGCTGTCTGAGTCCAATAATCAAGAATGGCAATCACTCGTGTCTTACCTTCCTTATCACTAAAGTAACTAAGCTTACGAGAATACTTTTCAGCCTTTGAGTGGATTAATCTCCAGATCTCCATCATAGAGTATCCTAATCCGGTCATCTGATAAGGCTTAGTCATAGCTACTTGAAGCGCTAACCCACCCAAAAGGATAATATCTTCC